AAGCCATCTTTAAAAGAGGTATCCTGGGAATCCTTTTTTCCGGGAGATCGCCAGGCCGTGTATGTGAACAGTGGGGCAAAAGCGCCATCCTATTATCTGAAATACTTTGAAAATGCATTGAAGAAAAAGCAGATCTGCCGGTTGATCATTACAAGGTCCGGCGGATCCGACACCAATATGAAATGTATTGTTTCAAACTTTGAGACGAAGGATAAGGGCGGGGAACCCAAAGATATCTATTACAGCCTGGAATTACAGGAGTATCGTTCCTATGCACCGAAGGTCGTCTCGATCTTAAAGACTCCGGCCGCAGGGCAGGCAAGCGCCGAGGCATCCACAGAGACTCCGAGGGCGGTGGAATCCCCGGTTCTTCGTGTCGGTGCCGCGGTGATCGTAAACGGGGAATACTGCTATGACAGCTATGGTGGGAGACCTCATGGAACGGCCAACAACCTGAGCACTACGGTGACGCGGATCGTTTCCGGAAATCCATATCCGGTCCATGTCGGATCCTATGGATGGGTGCAGGAAAGTCAGTTGCAGATTACGGGGTGATGAGAGATGGAAAAATCACTGCAGATTCAGATCAAGGGAAAGGCTCCGGACGGATCGGAACAGCTGACGATCATGGAATACATAGAGGTAGTCCGGGAGATCGAATTCACGACGAACCGGATGGATTCTCCCGGAAAGCTGAAATTCACCTGTCTTGAAGACGGTCCGATCGGGATTCCGGAGGGAAGCTCCGTGGAGTATCTGGTGAATGGCATGAAGCTGTTTAAAGGGTTCGTATTTACGATCGAGCGGACGCGGTATGGGGAGACTTCCTATACCGCTTATGATCAGCTTCGGTATCTGAAATCGAATGCCAGCTATTCCCTCGACAACATGAGTTTTGAACAGATCCTCACCCGGATCGCCGGAGATTTTGGCTTGACGGTTGGAACACTGGAGGAAACCGGATATGTGTTCCCGACGTTCCTGAAAGAAGATGAGGACTGTCTGAACATTGTATTTGACGCACTGTCGGAGACGATCGTTCAGACCGGGAAAATCTTCATCCTGTACGATAAAGCCGGAGAATTGACGCTTGTGGAGGCGAAAAACTGGTTTACGAACACAATGGTAGGAGATGGCAGCCTGGTAACAGACTATACCTATAAGCGTGATATCGACTCAGATACCTATAACCGCGTGAAGCTCGTCCGGAAGAACGAAAAGAGTGGACGCACCGACGTGTACGTGCATGAAGACACCGATACGATCAAAAAGTGGGGGCTTTTGCAGTATTATGATGAGGTGGATGAGAACCTGAATGAGGCGCAGATCGACAAGATGTGTGAGGCATATCTCCAGTATTACAACCGGGTCCTTCAGACGTTGAAGCTGGAGGCAATCGGAGTGCCGGAGATCCGTGCCGGCATGATCCTTCCGGTCAAGATCGGAGATATTGAGGACCTCGCTGTTTCCAGACTGCTTCTCGCTGAGAAGGTGACGCAGAAATGGGAAGGAGAGGACCATACCATGCAGATCGAAGTGAAATCATTTGAACAGCTGGGAGGTGTGAGCATCGTATGACGACGGAACTTCTTGGAGTCCTTCAGGAGATTGTAAAAAACTATGTGAATGCGATAAAAATGACGGACAAGGCCACAGGGACCGTCATAAAGACCTCTCCACTCACGATCCAGACAGATACTTCCCTGCCGCCGATCTCCGGAAATGCGCTGATCCTGACAAGCAACGTCATCGAGCGGACGGAGCCGGTGAAGGGCGGTGCCGGCGGAACAGTAACGGTAACGGAAGGATTAAAGGCGGGAGACAAGGTCCTTCTGCTCCGTGTGCAAAGAGGGCAGCAGTTTATTGTATTATCAAAGATCACATAAGGAGGTCATCATGGCAGTATTACCGGAAGGTGTGGGGCTTGATGTGACCCTGCAGTATGTGGAAAAACCGACAAGGACATTCCTGATCGACTGGTCATCGAAACAGATCGCCGGCATGGATGAAGGACTTCCTGCAATGCGTCAGGCCGTGGAGATCATCCTTCAGAATGAACGGTTCCGGTGGCAGATCTATTCGTCTGATTTTGGAAGTGAACTGGAGAACCTGGTGGGAGAAGAACGGGATTACATCGAAAGTGAACTTCCCCGCCGGATCGAAGATGCATTTTCAGGAGACAGCCGAATCCTTACAGTGGAAAATTTTGTATTTACGGAAAAAATACCGGGAGAGCTGAGCTGCAGCTTTGATGTGAAAACGGTATATGGAACATTGACGGAGGAGGTGAGTGTGTGATCGATTTTAGCGGATATACAAGGGAAGTGATTCAGAAAGAGATGCTGGACCAGGTGGATCCCAACATTGACACCAGGGAAGGCAGCATGATCCAGACCGCCATTGGACCGGCTGCATGGTATCTGGAAGGGGTTTACATGATCTTAAAGCAGATTCAGGATAACGCCTATCCGGCAACGGCTGTCGGAGATTCCCTGGATAAGATCGTTCAGACTCGAGGACTGACCAGAAAACAGGCAACGGCAGCAGTCCGGAAAGGAACCTTTAACACCGCAGTTCCATCCGGGTCGGAATTCAAGACGATCAACGGGGCAGATTCCCAGATCTTCGTGACCGGAGACCGGATCTCCGGAGGCGGGCCGGAATACGTCTATGCGATGCAGTGCAAGGATACGGGAATATCCGGAAACAACTATTCCGGGAATCTGCTCCCAATTACGCCGGTGGAAAATCTTACCTCCGCAGTTCTGGGAGATATCATCATGGCCGGAACGGAAGAGGAGACGGATGAAGCGCTGAGAAGCCGGTTCTATGAGACGTTTGATGTCGCTGCATTCGGCGGAAATATCTCCTCTTATAAAAATGAGATTCTGTCAATTGAAGGAGTTGGAGCCGTGCAGGTATATCCGGCATGGAAGGGCGGCGGGACCGTCCTCTGCAGCATCCTCGGGGATGATTTCCGGCCGGCGCTTCCAGCTACAGTCCAGAAAGTTCAGAATATCATCTGCCCGCCGGAAGATGGCGGCAGCGTACCATCCGCAGACGGATATGGGATCGCACCGATCGGCGCGGCCGTGACGATCACAACAGGCACAGCGTTGACTTTAAATATTACATGTGACATCGATTTTGTAGAGACGATGCCGAACGGTGTTGAAACCTATAAAAATCAGATCGGGCAGAAGATTCAGGAATATCTGGATACGCTCTGTAAAGCATGGGGAGATGCTATAAAATCCCATCAGATCACGTATGCGGTCACGGTCTACGCGTCCAGGATCATCTATTCCATCCTGACGATCCAGGATGTTGTCAATGTATCCAATGTAAAGATCAACGGCGTCAGCGGAGATCTGAAGCTTACAGAGACATCTGCATTGCAGCAGGTGCCGGTACTGGGGACGGTGGTGATCAACGGTGAGTAGAGCGGAAGAAACTTTAAGAGGACAGTTGCCGGAATACTTCCGGCCAATCATCGAATTCAGAGAGATATTAAAAGCACATGGATACAGTCTTGACAAGCTTGATGAAACAAGCGAGAAGGTGAAGGACAACAATTACGTCGCAACCTGTGATGAGGAGACGATTGCGTATTATGAAAAGCTCCTGGGGATCACGTATCGTTTTGGAGACACGATGGAATACCGGAGAGCACGGGTACTGCAGAAATACAACACGATCGTTCCCTTTTCCATTGAATTTCTGAGAGACAAGCTCACGGAGTTGTACGGGGAAGACGGATATGAGATGTCCGTTGATTCAGCAGCTTGTAAGCTGAAGATAAAAGTTACATCAGACCGTTACGGGGCGATCGACCTTCTTTATGATCTTTTGTGGGATGTTGTTCCAGCGCACATTCAGATCCTTGCCAATCAGCAGACAACAAACCGTGTTCCGTGCCGCCTGTACGCAGCAGGAGCCGTTTCACGGGTATTTGTACAGACAATTTACAGACATACCGTTTATGACATCGAAGAGGCGGCAAATACAGGTGGAGCGGTATCAGGCACCAAGATTCAGACAATATCGAACGAATAGGAGGAAAAAACGATGGGAGTATATAGAGCGGCCATTGTAACAGAGAACGGACAGAACCTTATTGCGCAAGCGTTAGCGAATGAGAAACCTTTAATTTTCACAAGCGCAAAAACATCAAGTTATTCATATCCGGTGGGAACCGATGTTCCGGCACTGACTGGGCTACAGGATGTGGTGCAGAGTGTGCTGCCATTTGACAGCAAAGTACTGGGCGGAAATGTGGCACAGGTGAGTGTCCGCTTCGATAATGATGGAGTGGATCAGACGTATCGAATCGAGACGATCGGACTCTATGCCAAGATTGAGGGCGGAGCGGAAACATTATTTTCTGTCACACAAGCGACAACTCCAGATGAAATGCCGGTGCAGAGTGACATCTCCCCGTCAGCGTACATATACAATATTCAGCACACAGTGCAGAATGCGTCACAGATCACGCTTACCGTGAATCCGGCCGGAACTGCAACGGTGCAGGATATTATGGATATTGAGACCCCAGAGTTTGATGATTCCGGAGCGGTGGAAGGGATCAGCAGCTTTCCAAGTTTTCTTGAAACCATGAAGTCGAAGATGAATTTCTTCCAGTTCTTCAGAAATTTAAAAGCCGGACTGCAGTTCGTATTGCATGCCGGGCAGATTGTTAATAACTGCGTGACGGACAATGCCGGGCTCCCACTTTCGGCGGCGCAGGGGAAGGCTTTGATGGATAAGTACACTCAATTGTATAGTGATTTGAATACCACAAATAACAATTTGAGTAAGTTGAACGGAAAAATGTTAGGAAGTAATTACGTCATGAACTACTCTGATTTTTCCGACCTGTCTGTCAACGTCTACTCTGTTGAGACATTTGCAACAACGCCATCTGGAAATGCGCCAGAAAATAATGTAGGAGATTTTAGAATAACTCGTTTAGGAATGAACAATTCTAAATATAATACACTCATTCTCACTTCTCCAAGATATAAAACTTCGGTTTCCATGTCTCAGGAATTTTACGTTGGAAATTTCTGGGATGGCATATGGATGGGATGGGAGCGTCTGGCGAACAAATCTGCTCTCGACAATTTAACCTCTTTGTACAATACCACCAAGGCAAATTATGAAAAAGGAAGCACTTTTTTAGATGATATTAGCCCATTATCGTTTCCTTCTCAGTTGAAACATGCAGGATTTTATAAATTACCAACAATGACAGCAGATGTCAATGCTGATGCTGGATCTGAGACAATGACAGAATATACTACTGGAGATTTCTACGGATTACTGCTTGGGGCAGATATAAATACTACGGATGGCTGCGTATATGGCACTTTGATTGTATCATCGCCGCGCATTAAAAGTGCAATATGGGTTGGCAATATCTGGCAAAAGAAATTTATTAGTTGGTATAAAATTGGAAAAAGTTGAGGATTATATATAGTTTAACAAAAATGACTATTCCTGTTGTTATGTTGTGGATGCAAAATGTGCCCATTCACTCCACGTTTTATCATATCCATTATAGAACATAAGATAATGGGATTTTATATTGGTCGGAGTAAATTTTAAAAACCTCCAGTTGTTTACGGTATCAGCTGTAACATCCAATAAGCCATAGGTGTTTTCAGGGATGTTTTTCAGTCCTGGATTGACCCCCATAAATACCTGGCGGGATTGATAAATCTTTCGCATCAGAAAAGCTATCCCCACTCACAAAAGTTCGCGAAAGATTAAGCAAATCACTCTTTAAAGCATACGGCGATTTCTGCCAACCCTTTGAAGCATCAATACAGTAAAAGTGGTTACCCGCATAATCAAATGCGTGAAGCATTCCTCTCTCTGCGATGCCGACAGCATTATTACTTGCAGGAGCAAGCGATGACGTATACGGGATGTCAAACACAAATGGCTCACTCCATGCACCAACGTCCATGAGTTGAGATAGCTGAGTGTATCCATTATCTGCAGTAATTTTAAATTTGTTACTCAAATTGTTATTTGTGGTATTCAAATCACTATACAATTGAGTCTGTGTTCTGGATAAGTGCCGCAGATAAAGCCTCCATCCTTTACAATGAAATGTGAAGGAAAGGAGGCTTTTATGATAGAGCAGATTATCAAAAACGTACTTAATGCGATGACGTCGCGGCTGGATCCAGAGCAGATGGAGCATCTCAGCAATCTACTGTATCTGAATTTCCATGGAAAAGAGATTCAGGAAGAGCACACAGAGTTGGTGGACACAGGAGAAGATGGAGATGAAGCGAAGATCCGGATGTTCGTGGCCAGCAAGATTGCCATGAACAGGAATCGAAAAACACTGCAGCATTATGTGAAAGAAGTTAGAAATGTTTTAGCATTCCTCGGAAAGAGCATTGACGCAGTGACGGGAATGGATCTCAGGATGTATTATCACTATACAATTGAGGGAAAATACGAAAATAATATAAATTTGAAAATTCAGCTCCCGAAAGGGGGCTTTTTATATACAAAAAAAATAAATCATGGAGGTAAAGAATCATGGAAAAAATCAGAATCAAAGGATCAAGTAATCTGTATGAGATCCAGAGCATCCAGACAATCGAACCGCATGTGCTGCAGATCGTCTTCGCCGGTGCGCCGCCGACAAAATGGAGCGGTGATATTGTGCTCTACACGGCCGGAGACATCGAGTGTGCGACATTATCTGGATGGACTACAGTTTATCGTGACGAGGGCCAGACGGTCTATCTGTCAGATGATGGCAGCGTGTACCAGCCACCGGATCCGGATACCGGTGGCGAGATTCTTCCGTCAGAACCGTATGTTCCGACTCTGGAAGAGCTGCAGGCAGCGAAAAAACGAGAGATCAGTCAGGCATGTGAGACTGCCATCTATTCCGGAGTCGATGTGACTCTTACGGATGGATCCACGGAGCATTTTAGCTTGACGGAGCATGATCAGCTCAATCTCTTCGGTAAGCAGGTACAGCTTGCAGCAGGCACCACCGAGCTTGAGTATCACGCGGACGGACAGCCGTGCCGGTACTACACAGCCGAGGACATGCAGATCATCACATCCGCGGCAATGGCTTACGTATCTTACCACACTACCTACTGCAACGCCATCAACATGTGGATTGCGGGATGTGAGAGCACGGAAGAGGTCCAGGCAATTTATTACGGTGCAGATGTCCCGGAACAGTACCAGTCAGATGTCCTCAAGGCATATATTGCAACAAAAGAAGGTGCAGGTGATAAGAATGCACAGACTACTGAATAAGTATCTGTTTCTGTTTGACGTTGGAGGTCTGCTGTACATACTGATCGAACTGGCGTGGCGCGGATGGAGCCATTGGACGATGTTCATTCTGGGAGGGATTTGTTTCATTTATCTGGGATTGATCAACGAAGTTCTTCCATGGTCTATGCCGCTCTGGCAGCAGATCCTGATCGGCGCGGTCGGGATTACGATTTTAGAGTTCCTGACCGGTTGCATCGTCAATCTCTGGCTTGGCTGGGATGTTTGGGACTACAGCGGTATGCCTAGTAACATCCTGGGGCAGATCTGCCCGCAGTACATGCTGTTATGGCTGCCGGTGGCACTAGCCGGAATCGTTTTGGATGACTGGATCAGGTACTGGAAGTTCGGAGAGGAACGGCCGCATTACAGACTGATCTGATGGACAAACATACAATATAGTAAGGAAATCAAAAGGAGAAATGAAAATGAGCAAAGGTACATGTACAACAATCCAGCTGCTTGCAACTGGAGTAATCGCTTTTTTGTCTGAAAAGTTGGGAATCACATTTTATTTGTTAGGGCTGCTTGTCTTATTAATGGTCGTTGACTATATCAGTGGGATGATTGCAAGTATGGTGGAGGCCATCGATCATCCAGGAGATACATCATACGGTTGGTCCAGTAAGAAAGGGGCAAAAGGCATTGCAAAGAAGATCGCATATTTATTTGTGATCACTGTGGCAATTGTGATTGATTATATCTTAGCAAAGACATCCGGGGATCTTGGGTATCATCTGCCATCGGCGATGTTGTCCCTTTTGACAACAGTATGGTATTTATTAAATGAGGCCTTGTCTATCACTGAAAATGCTGGTCGCATGGGTGCGCGGGTACCTGAATGGCTGATGAAGTACATTGCGGTTCTGAAAGATAAAATCGATAGCAGAAATGAAACAGATTTGAAAGCTTAG